GTCTGACACTGGGACTGAATGCGCTGACGCTGACGGATGTTACAAAAAATGCAGCGTATGGCGTTGAGATAGAAAGTCTGGTGCTGGAGATAAATGCACCGGCATCATCATAAAAAGTGAGCCAGTCAAATGGAAGGTATCGTTAAACTCACCGGTAGTGTCAGTGGGTCGTCTGAGACGCCTGCATGAGTTATCAGAGCCATCAGTAGTTAACTGGTGGCTTTTTTATTGTTGTCAGCTTCCGGATAACGGGAGACGGGGTATGTACCAGATGGAAAAAATCACAACGGGTGTGTCATACACCACGTCAGCGGTGGGGACGGGATACTGGTTACTGCAGCTGCTGGACAAAGTCTCTCCGTCCCAGTGGGTGGCGATAGGTGTGCTGGGGAGTCTGCTGTTTGGCCTGCTGACGTATCTGACTAACCTGTATTTCAAAATCAGAGAGGACCGGCGTAAGGCGGCGCGGGGAGAGTAAAGTGATGAATAAAAAATACGAACTGGTTGTTAAAGGGATAAATAATTACCCGGATAAGATTACTGTTACTGTGGCACTGGAAATTGGTGGGTATCCGTCACTGTTGTTGCCATATGTGGCGATTAGTCTTGACCGTACTGAAGGTGCCACGCTGGAGTTTTACGAAGCTGAGGCGAAAAAGCAGGCGAAGCAGTTTTTCATGGATGTTGCTGCCGGGTTATGTGAAGGGGATGGTCCGTTGCCGGAAAAGCGGCCCATCATTTTAGAGGCGCAGGATGTGTTGATAACCTACAGAGGAAAACTACCGGGAATAATTACTGGTTCTCTGAAGACTCCACCGCTGGCCTGAAGACTTAACATATCCAGGGATTTGAAATCGATAAATCCTGATAAATATCCATGAACGCAAAAATCAAATACGGCCTGTCGGCTGCCGTTCTGGCGCTGATTGCCGCAGGTGCGCCTGCGCCTGAAATCCTCGACCAGTTTCTGGATGAAAAGGAAGGTAACCACACCACGGCATACCGTGATGGCGCGGGTATCTGGACCATCTGTCGCGGTGCCACCCGGGTGGATGGTAAGCCTGTCCTCCCGGGCATGAAGTTGTCGAAGGAAAAATGCGACCAGGTTAACGCCATTGAACGTGATAAGGCGCTGGCATGGGTGGAGAAAAACATCAAAGTGCCACTGACCGAACCCCAGAAAGCGGGGATCGCGTCATTCTGTCCGTACAACATTGGTCCCGGTAAGTGTTTCCCGTCGACGTTTTACAGACGAATTAATGCAGGTGATCGCAGGGGAGCGTGTGAGGCGATTCGCTGGTGGATTAAGGACGGTGGCAGAGACTGCCGTATTCGTTCAAACAACTGCTACGGTCAGGTATCCCGTCGTGACCAGGAGAGCGCGCTGGCGTGCTGGGGTATCGACAGATAAGCAGAATATTTTGCTGAAAAATAAGGCATGGCCACGCGGGCGGATAACACGAAATCCTGCGAACTGGCGAAACGTAAGTGAATAAAAGTAAAAACCCCGTTTGTTGGCAGCAAGCGGGGTTTTGTTTTTATGGCAGTAAGCTATGGGAGGCTGCCTTGATTGATTTTAGCAAACTGATTAGGGAGTTGCGACTCATGATTAGTCAATTACCAAACTGGAAATTTTTGCTGGTCTGGAGCATCCCTTTTTTATGGGTAGTATCCCAGTTAATTGTGGCAATTAAGGGGTAGCTATGTCAGACAAACTCATAACGCCGGCAAAGGTCCTCTGTGTGATTGTCGGTATTTCATTTTCACTAATGCTGGTTGCTCTTTTTCTGTCCCTCGCCTGGGTGATGTTGTCTTCGTCGGGGCTGCTGGGGTGACAGTGACTGATGACATCAGCAGAGCGCTGGCTTTTGCTATTAAGTGGGTGGCTGTTGGTATTGCTGTGTCTCCGATGCTATATGGGCTGGCAAAACTGGTCATTGCGCTGAAATCGTGAACTTTAAAAAGATGAGTGCTGAACTTATTCGGGCAATGGCATTTGCCATTCGTATTGTGGCCATTGCTGTTCTGGTCTGGGCAATCCGTTGGTGGTGAAATGAACCGCGTTCTGTGTGTGGTCATCATTGCTCTGCTGGTGGCCTGTGGTGCGCTTAGTCTGGGGCTGAATCATTACCGCGATAACGCCATCACTTACAAAGCGCAGCGCGATAAAAAAGCCAGTGAACTGAAGCTGGCGAACGCAACCATTACTGATATGCAGGTGCGCCAGCGCGATGTTGCTGCGCTCGATGCAAAATACTCGAGGGAATTAGCCGATGCGAGAGCTGAAAATGAAACTCTGCGTGCTGATGTTGCCGCTGGTCGTAAGCGCCTGCGGATCAACGCCACCTGCTCCGGTACCGTGCGTGAAGCCACCGGCACCTCCGGCGTGGATAATGCAACCGGCCCCCGACTGGCAGACACCGCTGAACGGGATTATTTCATCCTCAGAGAACGGTTGATGACAATGCAGAAGCAGCTGGAAGGGGCGCAGGAATATATCCGTACTCAGTGCCTGAAATAAGTTTTGTTGATGCGCCGTATCGTCGCTGTATTCCCTCATTAACAGAGACCGCAGCCCGACAGGGAGACTCCTCTGCGCGAGTGTGCGGGGATAATCAAAAACGATACACACCGGGGTTTACCGCGTTAACGGAGCGCGGCGTTGTCCCCTCATAGTCGCCAGTCCGGTGCGATGGTGGAAGAAACAGGACGATGTGTTACCTCGCAAGCCCTGTTATGTCATGTGTCTGATTTGTGATTTAAGTCGGATAATTGTCGTTGCCATTAAGCAGAGGATTGATGACCGACAGGGCGGCATTGTTAGAATAAGACTTATTTTTATCTGTGCGGGGAATGAAAATGAAAAGAAATCTTCCGTTAATTATTTTGTTGTCTTCTCTGGTTATGGGCTGTACGCAACATAAAACAGATATGCCCCGACAGTTGGTTAAGGCATTACCACAATATCCGGCCTATGCAGCGGCAAATTATATAAAGGGACGGGTTGATGTGAGGTTTGATATTGGTGCTGATGGTACTGTCACCCGAATTGAGTTTATTCGTTCAGAGCCGCACCATCTGTTTGATGAGCAGGTTGTAAAGGCGATGGCAAAATGGCGATTTGAGAAGGACAGGCCGTGTAAAGGCGTGAAGAAAACGTTTATCTTTAGTCCTTCTGCACCCTGATTATTTCATCAGAAATTAATTATCACTCTGTTGTTATTCTGTACATCCCGGCAGGGTAAGTCTTGTTCCGTCGGATATGAAGATGAAATATTGTGGGAGGACAGTGGGTACCTGCTCCTGTAACCGAACGTTCATTTCTCGTTATTTGTCATGCTGGCCGGGCGCAGATGCGTTGCATCTGTTGCCAGCCTTCTCCTGCAGGCTTCAATAACCCACGCTGAAAAGTTACCGGAACCTTTATGTTCAAGGGCGATATTGATCTGTTCAATCATGTGATTGGGGAAACGGATGTTGCGGGTTGTTGTTCTGCGGGGCCGGTTTTTCGATGACATTTTCTTTCCTCTGGTGACAAGCTATATGGAGAGGATTTTACATGGCTGTGCTTCGTACGTTACCGGGCAGAATCAAAACACTGAATACCCGACGGGTGAATATTCTGAAGGGTGAACAGCGTCGTGTCAGTGGCAGTGCACGTGTTTCCCTCAAGCGTCATATCTGGCTCAGGGACGCCGGGCAGTGCCGTCTCTGTGGTCGTGTGGTTGACCTCTGTGACAGTGAACTCGATCACCGAATTGCACTTCAGTTCGGTGGTGGTAATGAGGAGACGAATCTCTGGACGCTCTGTACCGAATGCCATCGACAAAAGTCTGCTCGTGAAGCGGCGAGTGATATGCCGGACCCGACGCTGCCGGAGGTGTCCGGAGGTAGTGGCAGAGAGGACGACATCATCGGACTGTAACCCGACCCCGGGGGGGGTATCATCCGGCGTAAAAAACGATCGCTTTGGACACCGCCCCCCGTCTCACGCAGAGAAAAAATTCCCGTTTCAGGGCAGTTAACATGTTAACTGGCTGTCCGGGCATTTTTGCGGTTTTTATCTTTATTATTCAGTTTGTTGCGTGGAAAAAATGTTAACAGGCTTTTTCAGCAAATGTTAACCAGGCAGCAGTTAACATTTGCGGCATGAGACGCCGGGAAAAATGGGCTGAACCATACCCGGCTGAGTGCGTTATGGACCCGGGAGGAGGCTGTGCTGACAACGCAAAAACGAAAATTTGCGCTGGCGCTCATGTCCGGGAAAAACAAAACAGCGTCAGCCATTGCCGCTGGTTATTCGGCGAAGACCGCCAGGGTTAAAGGCTCGCAGCTGGCAAAAGATCCGGAGGTGCTTGCGTTTATAGCCCGTAAACAATGCGAGACGGTGGAGGTGGATGAGGTTCCTGTTTACCGGCAGAAAAAATCAGAGCCGGAGGATAAACCCCGTCGCCGTGAGGCGGCTGCAATACCACAGCCGGACGAAACAAATCCGGAGATGCCACCGCCCGTGGTGATATCTCCTGGTATTGAGTATATGGAGGACGGTCTTCCCGATCCGGTGAAAGCGATGGGGCGTCTTCTGGTGGAGAACATTAATACCGACCCCAGGCTGGCGCTGGATGCGGCTTATAAGCTGGCGCAGTTCACGCACCACAAAAAAGGGGATGCCGGTAAAAAATCGGCAAAAGGTGACGCGGCGAAAAAAGCGGCTAACCGTTTTGCGGTGCCACCACCACCCCGCCTGGTGGTGAATAATGATAATGAGGGCAACGGATGATACCTGTGTGGAGCACGGCCTGCCCGGACTGGGCAGAGCGCCTGAAAAAGGGGCTGTCGATTATTCCGGCTCCGATTTATCCGGACCAGGCTGCACATGCACTGGCGATTTTTAAACAACTGCGAATTGTGGATGCACCGGGTAGCCCGACATTCGGGGAGTCCTGTGCACCGTGGGTGTTTGACCTGGTGGCGGCCCTGTTTGGCTCCTACGATGCGCAGACCGGTGTTCGCCATATCAAGGAAGTGTTTATCCTTATCCCCAAGAAAAACAGTAAGTCCACGCTGGCTGCGGGGATCATGATGACGGCGCTGTTACTGAACTGGCGGCAGGCGGCGGGCTACACCATTCTGGCCCCGACCGTGGAGGTGGCGGCTAACGCCTTCAACCCTGCCAGGGATATGGTACGACGGGACGATGATCTGGATGACCTCTGTCAGGTGCAGACACATATCCGGACCATCACCCATCGGGTGACGGACACCACCCTGAAGGTGGTGGCAGCCGATCCGAATACGGTGTCCGGTATCAAGTCCGTGGGGACACTGATTGATGAACTGTGGCTGTTTGGCAAGCAGTACAAGGCGGAAGACATGCTACGTGAAGCCATCGGCGGGCTGGCCTCCCGTCCGGAAGGGTTTGTGGTGTATACGACCACCCAGTCGAATGAACCGCCCGCCGGGGTGTTCAGACAGAAACTGCAGTATGCCCGGGATGTCCGTGACGGCAAAATTCATGATCCGCACTTTCTGCCGGTGATTTTTGAGCATCCTCCTGAAATGGTGGAAAGCGGGGCTCACCTGCTGATGGAAAACCTCGCCATGGTTAACCCGAATCTCGGTTATTCGGTGGATGAGGCCTTTCTGTACCGGGAGTACCGTAAAGCCCGGGAGGCTGGTGAGGAAGCATTTCGTGGCTTCATGTCAAAACACGCCAATGTGGAAATCGGTCTTGCCCTGCGTTCTGACCGCTGGGCGGGCGCGGATTTCTGGGAGCAGCAGGGCAGGCGCGTCAGCCTGGACGATATCCTGCAGCGCGCTGATGTGGTGACGGTGGGGATTGACGGCGGGGGCCTGGATGATCTGCTGGGAATGTACGTGACTGGCCGTGACAGGGAAACCCGCGAATGGCTGGGCTGGGGCCATGCCTGGGTGCATGAAACCGCGGTGGTCAGACGGAAGAGTGAGGCATCCCGGTTTCAGGATTTTGTGGCCTGTGGAGACATGACGATTGTCCGTCGGGTCGGGGATGACACGGCGGAAGTGGCGGAGTATGTGCGTCGTATTCATGAGGCTGAGTTACTGGATCATATCGGTATTGACCCGTCAGGTGTGGGGCAGATTCTGGATTCACTGGCGGAAGCCGGGATCCCCGATGAGAGTGTGGTGGGGATAAGCCAGGGCTGGAAGCTGGGCGGGGCCATCAAAACCACCGAGCGCAAACTGGCTGAAGGGGTGCTGATTCACGGTGATCAGCCCCTGATGGCCTGGTGTGTCGGTAATGCCCGGGTGGAGCCTAAAGGTAACGCCATTCTTATCACCAAACAGGCCAGCGGACGGGGAAAAATTGACCCGCTGATGGCGCTCTTCAATGCGGTGTCCCTGATGTCCCTGAATCCGGAACCGAAAAAGAAAGCGTATGAGGTTTTTTTCATATAACCCTGCTCACCCTGTAACCATCATGAACCGCTGCGGCGGTTTTTTTATTTTCAGGAGGCTGATGTGACTCTTAAACGGGCCTGTTCCCTGCTGACGGTGAAATCCTTCAGTGAGGATGAACGGGTGATCACCGGGATTGCGTCAACGCCTTCTCCGGATCGGGATGGTGACATCCTGGAGCCGGAGGGGGCGGAGTTTGGCAGTACGATCCCGTTTCTCTGGCAGCATGACCATTCCCGCCCTGTAGGCCAGTGTACGGTGCGTCGGGTCAGGGAAGGGCTGGAAATCACGGCAATGCTGGTGAAGCCGGAGCCGGGGATGCCCTCCCAGATGGCAGCCCGGCTGGATGAGGCCTGGGCTGCCATTAAGACCGGGCTGGTCAGGGGGCTTTCTGTGGGCTTCCGGCCCCATGAATACACTTATCTGGACGGAGGCGGACTGCATTTTCTGCGCTGGGAGCTGATGGAGGTGTCTGCCGTCACCGTGCCCGCGAATGCGGAATGCACCATCCGGACCATTAAATATTTCGACCGCCCGTTTTCTGCCGCGTCCGGCAACCGGAAACCGGTGGTGAAAATCGCATCTTCTGCCGGCGCTTCGGCACAGTCAATAACCTCTTTTCATAAGGAAAAGTCAGCAATGAATACTGGTGAACAGATTAAAAGTTTTGAAAACAAGCGTGCGGCGCTGGCAGCCTCCCTTGAGGAGATCATGAACAAAGCCGCAGAGGAAGGCCGCACACTGGATGTGGAAGAGGAAGAGCACTACGACAACACCGCAGCGGAAATCCGTCAGGTGGATGCGCACCTGAAGCGTCTGCGTGAACTGGAAACCAGTAAGGCCGCCACGGCACAGCCGGTGAAACAGGCCGGTAACGGGAATGTGGCCACGGTGGCTTCAGCGCCGGTGATCCGTGTTGAGCAGAAACTGGAGAAGGGGATTGGTTTCGCCCGCTTTGCCAAATCACTGGCCGCGGCTAAAGGTGTCCGCTCTGAAGCCCTGGAAGTGGCCCGTCGTCAGTATCCGGATGACAGTCGTCTGCATCATGTCCTGAAATCGGCAGTGGGCGCGGGGACCACCACGGATCCGCAGTGGGCAGGCAGCCTGTCTGAATATCAGGAATACGCACAGGACTTTATTGATTACCTGCGTCCGCAGACCATTATCGGGCGATTTGGTCAGGGCGGGATCCCTGCACTTCGTCAGGTGCCGTTCAATATCCGTGTGCACGCCCAGGTGTCCGGCGGTGCTGCCGGCTGGGTGGGTGAGGGTAAGGCCAGACCCCTGACGAAGTTTGATTTTGAATCCATCACCTTCAGTCATGCGAAAGTGTCGGCCATTGCGGTACTGACGGAAGAATTGATCCGTTTTTCCAGTCCGGCTGCTGATGCACTGGTCCGTAATGCGCTGGCGGAAGCGGTGGTGGCGCGTCTGGATACAGACTTTGTGGACCCGAAAAAAGCGGCGGTGGCGGATGTCTCCCCGGCGTCCATCACCCATGATGTGAAGGGCACGGCATCAACCGGTAACCCGGATGCGGATGCCGAGGCCGCGTTTGGCCAGTTTGTGACGGCAAATCTGCAGCCCACCGGTGCGGTCTGGCTGATGTCCAGCACGAATGCCCTGGCGCTGTCCATGCGTAAAAATGCGCTGGGGCAGAAGGAATATCCGGACATGACCTTGCTGGGCGGGACCTTCCATGGGCTGCCGGTGATTGTCTCCCAGTATGTGGGTGACCAGCTGGTACTGGTGAATGCACCGGATATTTATCTGGCTGATGACGGCGGTGTGGCGGTGGATATGTCCCGTGAAGCGTCACTGGAGATGCAGTCTGAACCGACCAGCGACAGCAGCACACCGTCACCGGTGGAGCTGGTTTCCATGTTTCAGACCGGCAGCGTGGCCATCCGTGCGGAGCGCTGGATCAACTGGCGTCGTCGCCGTACCGCGGCAGTGGCGGTGATCACCGGTGTGAACTACGGAACTGCGTCCGGTGGCTGAGTCTGATGAGGAGGGCGGGAGGCGCGAGCTTCCCGCAGTAACAGATGGCAAAAATCCAGTATCTGCAGGGCACGCATGATGCCCGGGCCGGGGATATCCGTGATGTGGCACAGCCGTGTGCGGAGGTGCTGGTTCGCCTGGGGAAGGCGGAGTACATCACAGCGCGACGTCCGGCAGGTCAGAAAAAGAAACGTGATGCGGAGCATGGCGAATGTGGAACCTTTTGCGGCGAACCCGAAAAAACCAGAAATCAGGACGTGACGTAAGAGAAGTGGGCTGGCGGTCCCTGTTTCAGGCGGTGGCTGAGCCTTTTGCCGGTGCCTGGCAGCAGGGTGTGAAAGCCGATCCGGAAACCGTTTTGTCCTTTCACGCGGTGTTTTCATGCATTTCGCTGATATCCCAGGATATTGCCAAAATGCGGCTTCGCCTGATGCAGACTGATGTACAGGGAATACGTCGGGAAAAGCGGCAGGGAGATACTGCCCGTCTCTGTCGTCGTCCTAATGCGCAGCAGAATCGCATCCAGTTTTTTGAACTGTGGCTGAATTCCAAATTGCGTCACGGCAATACGGTGGTGCTGAAAATCCGCAACCCCCGGGGGCAGATCAAAGAACTGCGTATTCTGGACTGGAACCGGGTTGAACCTCTGGTGGCGGATGACGGCGACGTGTTCTACCGCATCACGCCGGACCGGAACTGTGGGATCACAGAGTCGGTGACGGTGCCTGCCCGGGAGGTGATCCACGACCGTTTTAACTGTTTTTTTCATCCGCTTGTGGGGCTGCCGCCGGTGTATGCCGCAGGACTGGCCGCCATGCAGGGGCATCATATTCAGGCAAATTCGACGTATTTTTTCAGAAATGGCGGGCGACCATCAGGCGTGATTGAGGTCCCCGGCAGTATTACGGAAGAAAACGCGAAAAAACTGAAGGGGAACTGGGACAGCGGATATACGGGCGAAAATGCCGGGAAGACGGCCATACTGAGCAACGGGGCAAAATACAGCCCCACGACGTTTTCACCGGTGGATGCGCAGACGGTGGAACAACTGAAAATGACGGCTGAAATTGTCTGTTCGGTGTTCCGTGTCCCGGCCTACAAGATTGGCGTTGGCCACCCGCCTTCCAGTGACAACGTGGAGGCGCTGGAGCAGCAGTATTATTCCCAGTGTCTGCAGACGCTGATTGAGTCCATTGAGCTGTTACTGGATGAGGCGCTGGAAACAGGGGAAAACGAGAGCACGGAGTTTGACGTCACCACGCTGCTGAGAATGGACAGCGAACGGCGCATGAAAACACTGGGTGAATCGGTGAAAAATACGCTTCTCACGCCCAATGAGGCCCGTAAACGTGAGAACCTGCCGCCCCTTGCCGGCGGTGATGCACTGTATCTTCAGCAGCAGAACTACAGTCTGGAGGCGCTGTCCCGTCGTGATGCCCGTGAGGACCCGTTCGCGTCGGCCGGGAAAACAGTTTCAGCACAACTGCCTGACGGCGCATCTGACGGTAATAAGGCAATCAGTGAAACAGAGCATGATGCAGTGAAAGCGATGTTCAGGGGGATACTGAGAAAATGACGGAACGGGAACTGTCCATTATTCGTGCACTGGGCGAAGAATTCTCCACGGTGCTGGCGGATTTACAGCGCACATTTGAGGGGAAGATGGCCGCGCAGGCACAAGCGTTTGAAGAGAAACTGGCTTCCCTTTCGGCGGTATTACGGAAGCATGTGACGGTGGATGAGGTACATCCGGTTCTGCAGGCGATGGTGGATGACGCTGTGGGGGCCATTCCGGTACCGCGTGATGGTCGTGATTATGATCCGGATGTACTGCAGCAGGCGGTGAATGATGCGGTTGCGAATATTCCGGTACCGGCGGACGGCAAAAGTATTACCCCCGATGATGTGCGTCCGATGCTTGAACAGATGGTGAAGGAGGCGGTAAGCCATATTCCTGTTCCGCGTGATGGTCGTGATTATGATCCGGATGTACTGCAGCAGGCGGTGAATGATGCGGTTGCGAATATTCCGGTACCGGCGGACGGCAAAAGTATTACCCCCGATGATGTGCGTCCGATGCTTGAGCAGATGGTGAAAGAGGCGGTAAGCCATATTCCTGTTCCGCGTGATGGTCGTGATTACGATCCGGAAGTACTGCAGAAGGCGGTGAATGATGCGGTCGCGAATATTCCGGTACCGGCGGACGGCAAAAGTATTACCCCCGATGATGTGCGTCCGATGCTTGAACAGATGGTGAAAGAGGCGGTAAGCCATATTCCTGTTCCGCGTGATGGTCGTGACTATGATCCCGATGTTCTGCAGAAGGCTGTTCTGGATGCGGTGAGAGCCCTGCCGGCTCCGCAGGACGGGCGTGATGCCACGGCACTGGAAGTGCTCCCCGCTATTGACGATCAAAAATCCTTTCCCCGGGGCACGTATGCCACACACCAGGGCGGACTCTGGCGGGCGTATGAAAAAACGCACGGGATGCGGGGATGGGAATGCCTGGTTGACGGGGTGGCCGATATTGACGTCAGCATGACCGGCGAACGGTCGTTCACTGTGGTGGTCCGGCAGAGCAGTGGCCAGCGTACGGAAAAAACATTTTCCCTGCCGGTGATGCTCTACCGCGGTGTGTTCAGAGCCGGTGAAACCTACCACCCCGGCGATACGGTGACGTGGGGGGGCTCGCTGTGGCACTGCAACAGTATGACCGGTGATAAACCCGGAGAAGCTCATTCATCAGGCTGGACCCTGGCTGCAAAACGTGGACGGGATGCAGGAGGCGGAAAATGACGGCATTACTGACACTGGAAGAGATCAAGGCACATCTGCGTGTTGACCATGACGCGGATGATGACATGCTGATGGACAAGGTTCGTCAGGCTACCGCCGTGCTGCTGGCCTACATTCAGGGCAGCCGGGATAAAGTGATTCGTGAGGACGGTGAGCTGATCCCGGGCGAGGCATTAACCCGGATGAAGGGGGCTGCCATGCGACTGACCGGGATGCTGTACCGGAATCCGGATCTTGCTGAGCGGGAAGACCTCGTGCAGGGGGAACTGCCGTTTTCTGTGTCCGTGCTGATTTACGATTTGCGTTGTCCGACGGTGTTATGAGGAGGGAGGAATGGCAATATCTGCAGGTCGTCTGACACAGATGATAAGTGTTCTGAACCCGGTGTTAACCCGTAATGCTGCCGGAGAAATGACGGAAGAATGGGTGTCATGCGGGAAAATTCATGCGGATATCCGTGGCAGGAGCAGCCGGGAGCGGATGCAGTCCGGTGCGGAAATGGCGCAGGCGGAAATCCGCATCTGGGTGCGCGGTCAGTCCGGCCGGGAAATCACGGCAGCGTCACGACTTCATGTGCTGAGTGGTCCATGGCGTGACCGGATCCTGAACGTTGTCGGGCTGCCCGTGCCGGATGCGACCGGCGGGCGTCTGGAAATTCTCTGTCGGCTGGGAGGGGAAAAATGATCGAAACCCTGCTGGATTTTTCGGGGCTGGAGGACATCAGCCGCGATTTGCAGCTTCTGAGTGGTGCGGAAAATAACCGGGTGCTGCGTGAGGCAACCCGTGCGGGTGCGAATGTGCTGAAAGAAGAAGTGGTGTCACGGGCACCGGTACGCAGGGGAAAACTGCGCCGCAATGTGGTGGTCCTTTCCCGGTGCTCCCGCGATGGCGGGATGGAATCCGGTGTGCATATCCGGGGTGTTAATCCGGACACCGGTAACAGCGATAACACCATGAAGGCGGATAACCCGCGCAATGCTTTCTACTGGCGGTTTGTGGAAATGGGGACCGTGAATATGCCACCGCACCCGTTTGTGCGCCCGGCATTTGATGTGCGCAGTGAACAGGCAGCTCAGGTGGCGATTGCTCGGATGAACCGGGCCATTGATGAGGTACTGAGACGATGACGGAGGCGGATTTGTATCCTCATCTGGCGCATCTTGCCGGCGGGCAGGTGTACCCGTATGTGGTCCCCCTGCTGGATGGCAGGCCGTCGGTGGCGCTTCCGTGGGTGGTTTTCAGCCTGATTTCATCGGTGTCGGCGGACGTGATGGGCGGGCAGGCGGAGTCCTCAGTGTCGGTGCAGATAGACGTTTATGCCGGGACTGTGACGCAGGCGCGTCAGATACGTCAGGACGCCCGTGAAGCCATAATGCTGCTGGCCCCGGGATCCGTCAGTGAAATGCAGGACTATATTCCGGAAAACCGCTGTTACCGTGCAACCCTGGAGTTTCAGGTCACGGTGTGACTTTTTCTTTTTTCTACAAAACCCATACCCCGCCGCGTGCGGGTTTTTTATTATCAGGAGGCAGAATGTCTGCTTTGTATGAACGCTCACAGCTGACGCAGGTGATGATTTCATCTGCCCCGGCGACTGCTGAAACTATGGATAAGGCGGAATATCTGCGCCTGGACTGCACCATCAAGGAAGTCCAGTTCACCGCCGGTCAGAAACAGGATATTGATGTGACCACGCTCTGCTCCACAGAGCAGGAGAACATCAACGGTCTGGGGGCGTCGTCCGAGATTTCCATGTCGGGTAATTTTTATCTGAATCAGGCCCAGAACGCCCTGCGTGATGCCTATGACAATGACACGGTGTATGCGTTTAAGGTGCAGTTTCCGTCCGGTAAGGGCTTTAAGTTCCTGGCGGAAGTGCGTCAGCACACCTGGTCATCCGGTACCAACGGCGTGGTGGCTGCAACGTTTTCACTTCGCCTGAAGGGTAAACCGGTGTCCTATGTGGTACCGCTGGCGTTTGTGAAAAATCTGGAGAAGACACTTACCGTGAATACCGGTGCGCTGCTGACAATGTCAGTCAGTGTCAACGGGGGAACGCCGCCTTATAAACACGCCTGGAAGAAGGATGGTCAGCCGGTAGAGGGACAGACTACTGACACTTTCAGTAAAGCCAATACGCAGTCAGGTGATAAGGGGGCTTATACCTGCGAGGTAACGGATTCTGCAGAACAGCCGCAGAGCATTACCTCTGATGCGTGTACAGTAACGGTTAATGGTGCGGGCGGATAAGGCTTATGGCAAAAGATCTGAAAACACTGGCGCTGGCCAGACTGTCGGGGTTCCGTCATAAAACGGTGAAGGTGCCGGAATGGAGAAATGTCAGCGTGGTGCTGCGGGAGCCTTCGGCAGAGGCCTGGTATCTGTGGCAGGAAGTGCTCAATGGTGATGGAGAGGATGACGATACCCTGTCGGTGGTGGCGAAAACCCGCCGTAACCTGGAAGCGGATGTGACGCTGTTCTGCGATGTCCTGTGTGATACTGACCTGCAACGGGTGTTCACTCCGGACGACCGTGAGCAGGTGCTGGCCGTCTATGGTCCGGTACATGCCCGGTTGCTGCGTCAGGCACTGGAACTGATCGCTGATGCAGAGTCGGCCAGAAAAAAGTAGCCCGCCCGGAAATTCGCTTTCTGATGCGACTTGCGCTCCGTCTGGGGCGCACCTTATCCGAACTGCGGCACAGCCTGAGTGCGAGCGAGGCGATGATGTGGATGGAGTTCGACAGGGTATCCCCGCTGGGTGATGAGCGCGGGGATATCCGTAATGCACAGATCGTGAAAGCGGTTTTCGGGGCACAGGGGATGAATGTTGCACTGAAGGACGCCATGCTCTGCTGGGGCGAGGATGAGGATAAGCCGGAGGTGGATCCGTTTGCGGCGCTGGAAGACGCGCTGAGCCTTGCAGCAATGTCATAAATAATGATGAAAACCTGCTGTGGCAGGTTTTTTTTGCCCGGAGAAAGGTGAATGGCGACGTTACGTGAACTGATTATCAAAATTTCGGCAAATTCACAGTCATTCCAGTCGGAGATCCAGCGGGCGTCCCGTATGGGCAGTGAATATTACCGGACCCTGCAGAATGGCGGGCGTCAGGCCGCTGCGGCAGCCCGGGAGCAGCGACGTGCCCTGGCAGAACTGAACAGCCAGTTGACGGAAATTCGCGGTTCTGCTGTCGGAATGGCTGGCGCATTTGCCGGTGCCTTTGCCACCGGACACCTGATTTCACTGGCTGATGAGTGGAGTTCCGTGAATGCCCGTCTGAAACAGGCGTCGCAGTCATCTGATGAATTTTCGTCATCACAGAAAGTGCTGATGGATATCAGCCAGCGGACAGGCACGGCATTTTCGGATAATGCGGCCCTGTTTGCCCGTTCGGCTGCCTCAATGCGTGAATATGGTTACAGTGCCGGTGATGTACTGAAGGTGACGGAGGCCATTTCGACAGGGCTGAAAATATCCGGTGCCAGTACGGCAGAGGCGGGCTCGGTGATCACCCAGTTCAGCCAGGCGCTGGCACAGGGTGTGTTACGGGGTGAGGAATTTAATTCGGTCAATGAAAGCGGAGACCGGATCATACGTGCACTGGCTGCGGGTATGGGCGTGGCCCGTAAAGACCTTAAGGCGATGGCGGACGACGGCAAACTGACGGCGGATAAAGTCGTTCCTGCGTTAATCAGCCAGCTGGGGGTATTGCGTGATGAATATGCCGCCATGCCGGAAACGGTCTCTGACGGGATCACAAAGGTGGAAAACGCCTTTATGGCCTGGGTGGGTGGCGCGAATGAAGCCAGCGGAGCGACGAAAACGCTCTCCGGCGTGCTGAACGGTGTTGCCGGTAATATTGATAATGTGGCAACAGCCGCGGGGGCGCTGGTTGCCGTCGGGGTGGCCCGGTACTTTGGCAATATGGCCGCAGGCGTGGGAAAGGCCACCACAGAGCTGATCGCGGCGAAGTCCGGGACGGTTGCCCTTGCAGCCGCACAGGCAGATGCGGCTGTTCAGGTGCAGCGTAAGGCGGCAGCTGACGCGCTGGCGGCAGAACGTGCCTGGCAACTGGCACAGGCTGAACTTGCACTGGCCAGAAATAGCAGTGCGGAGGCGCTGGCCACACAGAATGCCGTCGCAAAACGCCGGGCCATGATTGTGGCCAATGCCGCACTGGTACAGTCGAATCAGGCGGTGGCGGCCTCGAGGAAGGCGCTGGAGAATGCCACGTCGGTTACGGGAATGCTGAAAAGTGGCGCGGCATCCCTGCTTTCGCTTGTCGGCGGGATACCCGGTTTACTGATGCTGGGAGCCGGTGCCTGGTACACGGTGTACCAGAATCAGGAACAGGCCAGGGAGTCCGCCCGTCAGTATGCATCGACGATTGATGAAATCCGGGCAAAGGTACCGGGAATGACCCTTCCGGAACTGGCTGATAATGAGGGTAAAACTCGCGAGGCACTGGAAGAGCAGAATCGTCTGATTGCTGAGCAGGAAAGTAAAGTCCGGGGACTGAAAACACAGATTGCTGACTATCAGCGCTGGCTGCAGGAAAATCCACAGGGTGGTTCAGGTGTGGAGATTATAACCCACGGCCTTGCGGAGGCAACTGGCAAACTGGCGGTTGAACAGTCACGACTGACACAGATGCAGGAAAAGGCGAAGTCTGTACAGGAAGCTCTGGCGTCACTGGAATACAACCGTGTGGCGAGGATACGCGAGGAGGCAGCAGAGCAGAACAGAGCATACCAGGCATTGCTGCAGATGAATGTTCAGCATACGGAATTTAACCGTCTGCTGGGGCTGGGGAATGAACTGCTTCAGCAGCGGCAGGGACTGGTGAATGTGCCGTTACGGCTGCCACAGGCCACCCTGGATGATAAACAGCAGAGTGCCCTGACAAAAACAGAGCGTGAGCTGGCCCTGTCCAGACTGAAAGGGGAAGAAAAAGAGCGTGTCCGGCTGGGGTATGCGGCGGATGACCTCGGTTTTGTGGGTGATCCGTATCAGGAGGCGAGACAACGTTATATCAGTAATGCCCTGGAAGCCTGGCGCAATAACGAGGCGAATAAACCCAAATCCCGGGGTGGAAAATCAGAGACGGAAAAAGCGGAAGACAGTTTTTCCCGGCTGCTGAAGCAGCAGAAAGAGCAACTGGCACTGGTGGGGCAGAATACAGAGCTGGCGAAGCTGAAATACCAGACTGCGCAGGGCGAACTGAAAACCCTGACGGAGATGCAGAAGCAGGAGCTGCTGCGTAATGCGGCCCTGATTGACCAGCAAAAAATCCGGGAACAGTTGCGATCCCGGGAAGAGACACTGAAGAATGAGAATGCGGCTGCGCGTGCGTCGAATGATGCTGAACTGCTGGGGTACGGGCAGGGGGAACGAGCCAGAGAACGCATGCGGGAGTTGCAGCAGATCCGCGACAGCTTCCGCCAGAAGGATGCGGACCTTCAGTCTCAGTATCAGACCGGGGATATCAGTGAGGATTTTTACAGACAGGCTCTGGCGCAGAATGCACAGTATCTGAGTGAACGTCTGAAAGAGCAGGAAGCCTTTTATGCCGAATCGGATGCGCAGCGTGCGGACTGGCAGAAAGGGCTGCAGGAGGGATTCAGTAACTGGGTGGATAATGCGTCCGATTACGCCTCACAGGCAGCACAGCTTGCGACGGAGGGTATCTCAGGGATGGTGAATAACATCACGGAGATGCTGAACGGAAATAAAGTGGAATGGCGCAGCTGGGCCTCATCAGTGCTGCAGGAAATATCAAAAGTTCTTATGAATGCCGCGATTGTCAACGGAATTAAGACGGCGGCAAACGGTATGTCCGGTGCGGGAGGATTTCTCGGCAGCATTGGTGACTGGCTGGGCGGAGCGGTGGCCAATGCAAAAGGCGGCGTGTATACCTCGGCAAACCTGAGTGCGTACAGCAACAGTATTGTGGATACGCCCACGTACTTTGCCTTTGCAAAAGGGGCCGGGCTGATGGGGGAGGCCGGACCTGAAGCCATTATGCCTCTGACGCGGGCGGCGGATGGCTCGCTGGGTGTGCGCGCGGTGGGTAGTATGAACGGCAGTGCGGGTCTGGTGTATTCCCCGGTCTACCATATCGCCATTCAGAATGACGGGACTAATGGCCAGATAGGGCCGGAGGCGGCAGGCAGTCTTGTGCAGCTGATTGACCAGCGGGTGCAGGCGGTGATGCTGTCCATGCGACGTGACGGAGGAATGCTGAGTGGCTGAGATAAAAACGCTGCATCTGGTCCCGCGTGAAGGGATGCAGGTGAGTGAGAAGCCGTCGGTGGTGAGGGTGCGGTTTGGTGACGGTTATGAACAGCGCCGCCCCACAGGGCTGAATCCTCAACTGAAGACGTTTCAGGCGGTGTTCCGGGTGACGGATGAGTCAACCCGGCGCTGGCTGGAAGAGTTTTTATCGTGGCATGGTGGTTACCGTGCCTTTTTGTGGCGACCGCCGAAACATAACCGGACGGTGAGGGTTGTGTGCCGTGAGTGGAGTGTCACGGATAATGCCCGGTACAGTGATTTCAGCTGTACGATTGAGCAGGTGGTGAACTGATGCAGGATATTCACGAAGAAAGCCTGAACGAGTCGGTTAAGTCAGAGCAGTCACCGCGGGTGGTGCTCTGGGAAATCGACCTGACGGTGCAGGGCGGTGAGCGGTATTTTTTCTGCAATGAGCTGAATGAAAAAAGGGAGCCGGTGACCTGGCAGGGGCGGCAATATCAGGCGTACCCGATTGAGGGCAGTGGCTTTGAGATGAACGGAAAGGGCAGCAGTGCCCGCCCGTCGCTGACGGTGTCCAATCTGTTCGGTCTTGTCACCGGGATGGCGGAGGATTTGCAGAGCCTGGTGGGTGCCACGGTGGTCCGCCGCCGGGTGTATGCGCGTTTTCTGGATGCGGTGAACTTTGTGGCAGGCAATCCGGAGGCCGACCCGGAGCAGGAGCTGACTGACCGGTGGGTGGTGGAGCAGATGTCATCGCTGACGGCCATGACGGCCTCGTTTGTGCTGGCCACACCGACCGAGACGGACGGGGCGCTGTTTCCCGGTCGCATCATGCTGGCGAACACCTGTATGTGGACCTACCGCTCTGATGAGTGTGGTTACACGGGCGGGGCTGTGGCGGATGAGTTCGATAAACCCACCACCGATATCCGTAAGGACAGATGCAGCAAGTGCATGCGCGGGTGTGAGATGCGCGGCATGGTGGCTAATTTTGGCGGTTTCCTTTCCATTAATAAACTTTCGCAGTAAATCCCGGTTTATGACACAGACTGAATCAGCGATTCTGGCGCATGCCCGGCGGTGTG